GGGGGAGTAACTGGAAAGGGTTTTGATGTATTGGGTCAACCAAGTCCAGAAGCAAAGAGTAAGGGTTGGGAAAGAAGAAGAGAAGCACAGAAGATATTAGACGAGTTTATGAGCAAGGGTGAAATGACATATAAAGAGATTAAGGAGTTATTAGATGATGTTAAAGCACACCCAGAGAACCATACTTTAAGAGAGGTTAAGATAGCTAACTATTTAATGAGCCAGCACCTCAAGAAATGGACATTAAGGGAGATATGAATCTAACCGTAATTGATGTAGTTAAAAAACTAAAAGAATTAGATGATGAACCTATTAACTAGGTTTTACATAAGAGATAAGCAAGGTAGAAAGGTTTTATTTAAACCTAATAAAGCACAGATACACTTTCTCAACAATATGACTGGCAGGGATATAATCCTAAAGGCAAGACAGTTGGGATTTACTACTCTTGTACAATTGACTCACTTGAGAAGAATAATGTTGGATAACTATACTACTGTAGCAACTGTAGCCCACAAGCAGAATAAACTTAAATCTGTTTTTGAAATAGCAAGGTTTGCTTGGGACAACCTACCACCAGAAGTTAAAAATGTTTACGAGGTTAGATACGATAATGTAAGGGAACTTACCTTTAGTGCGAATGGGAGTAGGTACTTTGTTGATTTAGACTTGAGGTCTAGTACAGTTCAACATCTTCATGTTTCAGAGTTTGCGTTTCTCAAAGATGTTAGTGAAATGGTGTCTGCTACTTTTTCTACTGTACCAGATACAGGGTCAATAGTATTAGAAACTACTGCGAATGGATTGAATAGTGCTTATGATTTTTGGCAGAAAGCCAATGACGGTAAGGTAGATTTTACTCCCCATTTCTATAACTGGACTTGGGCAGAGGAATATCAGGCGACCCCACCAGAGAATAACAAGTGGAAAGAGGACTATAAATATTTAGCCAAGAGATTTAATCTAATAGTAGATATACAATCCAAGCATCAATTAACTAACGAGCAATTTTTTTGGTATTACCAGACTGCTAACTTATATGAAGAAACAATGAAACAGGAATACCCTACAGTTCCAGAGGAGGCGTTTCTATCTAGTAGTATTTCTGTATTTGACCTGTTTAAGGTGGTTCAATTAAAGGGTGCGAATATTTTAAGAGCATACAGAGGTGTAAATATATATGAAGAACCTAAAGTAGGACATAAGTATTGCATAGGAGTAGATACTTCAGAGGGTATTGGAGGAGATAATACGGCGGTTGAGATTTGGGATATTACAGACCATAAAGAGATAGTACAGGTGGCTAGTTTTAGTGATAGTTCTATTAGACCAGACCAGACTGCGAGTTTGGTTATTGAATTAGGGAATCTTTACAATGATGCTTTTCTAATACCAGAGAGAAACAGTAGTGGATTGAGTACAGTATTGAAACTTCAGGAAGAAGGTTACAGGAATTTGTTTGTAAACAGACAGATAGACAAGAAGACCCAGAAGTCAAAGAATGAATACGGCTGGAGAACAATGGGTGCTAATAGGGAAGTTATGATAGACGATTTTATTGAATTATTTGAGAACGGTAATTTGGTAATCAACTCAAGTAAAACGATACAAGAGATGAAAACCTTTGTTAGGAAAGAGAGTGGTAAGAGAGAACATGATGAAGGTTATCACGATGATAGTTTGTTTGCTTCCTTCCTTGCGATACAGGGTATTAAGTATTACAGGGATAAAAAATTACAGATACTAAACAAGGATAGACTAGGACTATAAGTTCGTGTACAATATAATAATAACTTTAGTGGGCTAAATTATGTTCACAGTAGAAAACGGTACTCCATTAACAGCCGACTTGATTAAAGAGGCTATTGAGTACAATGAAACCTTTAGGGATGAATATGATGAAAATGAAAGGTATTACAAGGGAGAGCATGATATTTTAACAAGACAAAAACCTCCAACGGCGTCCAACACGAGAATAGTAGTTAATCATTCTAAATATATTACCGACACGAATGTCGGTTATTTATTAGGAAATCCAGTAGACTACAAAGCAGACGATGGGGTGGATATAGAAGATGTTTTAGAAGAGTATAGAGAGCAATCTATTTCAGATATTGATGCAGAGATAGCAAAAGACCTTTCAGTATTTGGTAGGCAATACGAGTTAGTTTATGCAGACGGTAGCGATGTCAGAAGTGCTGATATAGATGTTAGAAATGCTATTTGTATTTATGATGATACGGTAGCACACAAAAAACTATTTGGAATTATTTATAGGAAAGGTGATAAAAAAGAGAACTACGAACAGGTGGATGTATATACAGATGTAGATAAGTTTGATTGTGTTCATTTAGGAAAGATAGTAGTTCCAGAGATAGGAGAGGCACACGGATTTGGAAAGATACCTTTGGTAGAATACAAAAACAATTCCGAAAGAATGGGAGATTTTGACCAAGTTAAAAGCCTGATAGATGCTTACAATATTTTGCAATCAGATAGGGTTAATGACAAGGAGCAATTAGTAGAAGCAATCCTTGTTGGTTATGGTGTACATATTGAGAACGACCAGATGGACGATTTACTTGCTAATAGGACATTGTTTGATTTACCTAATAAAGACGAAGCACAGTTAGAGTATTTGGTTAAGAACCTAGATGAAAGCCAAGTAGATATTTTAAGAAAGACTTTAGAGAATGATATACACAAAATAAGTATGACTCCTAACATGGCTGATGAAAACTTTGCAGGGAATAGTTCAGGGGTTGCTATTAGGTATAAGTTACTATCTTTTGAGCAGAATATTAAACATAAGGAAAGATACTTTGCTAGAGGTTTAATGGAAAGGTTTGAATTGTACAAGAATTATCTAGTAGCTAATAACACTATGAAAGATTTAGAAAGATACCAAGTAACACCAATATTTAAGAGAAACCTACCACAGAATGATTTAGAAACAGCCCAGATAGTAAATCTATTAAGAGATTTGGTAGATGATGAAACTCTATTAGGTGAAATAACCTTTGTAGAAGATGCAGCCAAGAGCATAGAGTTAAACAGAAAAGAAGAACTAGAAAGGTATACACAAGAAAGTCCTACATTTGGTTATGGAAGACCTACACCGAATCAGGAAGAAGAGGAAAATGAATAATCTTAACTAGGGCATGATGACCAACAGAGATTATTGGGAAAAAAGAACTTTAGCCAGAATAGATGGGGTTGAGAAGATAGGTTTAGAATCTATTAAACAGGTACTCCCATTATACGAACAAGCACTTCAGAATATAAAGAAAGACATAGATAGGATTTTTGTTAATTACTCCGAGAAGGTTGGGTTGGATGTTATGGAGTTGACAAAGGTTTTAGGTGGAGCAGACAAGGAGAACTTTCTACAGAATATACAAGGGAGAATGAGGTCATTAGGTTTTAATGTATCAGATATATATGATGAAAGGTATATCGGTCGTCTAACACGACTAGAGGCTCTTAAACAGCAGATATATTGGCAGGTACAAGAGATAGCTCCAAAAGAGATAGCCATTACAGAGGAGAACTACAAAAGGGTTATTAAACAAGCTTATCAAGTCTCAAGTAAAGATATAAGAGAATATTTAGTAGAGTTTGAAGGGTATAGGACAGGAGATTTTGGTGCTTTTGCTACTTTAGATGACAGTTCAATGTACCAGATACTCCGACAGAACTGGCAAGGTGGGAGTTATTACTCAAGGACTTGGACTAATAATGCAATGTTGAATAATAAAATACAGGAAATATTACCAAGGGTCGTTGGTGGTGGATTACTTTCAGGAATATCAGAAGAGAAAATGCAAAGACAGATAAGGGAGTTTTTTGATGTTAGTAAATATTATGCTACCAGATTAATAAGAACAGAAACAAATTATTTTCTTAATCAAGCAGAATTACAAAGTTATGAAGATGAAGGGATAGAGTATTATGAGTATATTTCAATTATGGACAACCGTACTTCAGATATTTGTGAGAGGTTGAATGGAGAGGTGTTTAAAGTAGAAGATGCTCAAGTAGGACTTAACTACCCACCGATGCATCCGAACTCTTATCATAAAGACACAGAGGTTTACACGGAGAGGGGTTTTGTTTTAGTTAAGGATGTGAAGTTAGGCGAGAAGGTTTTATCTCTTAATCCAGAAACTAGAGATTTAGAATGGACGAAGGTTGTAAAAACATATAAGCATAAAGAACCTAAACTGTACTCCTATCAGTCTAGAAACTTGGATTTGGTAGTTACGCCAGACCACGATTTATTAATACAAAAAAGATGGAACAAAAGAACAGGAGGCAGGAGGTTAGAGATGGTAAAGGCAAAAGACTTGCCACCAGAAGCATCATTTTATCGTTCTAGTAAGTGGAAGGGAAGTGTTGGAGAAATAGAAACATACGGAATGCCTTTAGGGATATTTTGTCAGTTTATGGGTTGGTATTTAGCAGAGGGAAGTGTTGCAACCAACAGAGGGGACATAAAAATATCTCAAGAGAAGCCAAAAACAACGAGAATGATAAATGAAATGTTGGGTCTTTCTGGTTTGGACTTTACGCAAATAAAAGGGGGTTTTCTGATAAGGAGTAAGGAGTTGAGGGAGTATTTAGGAAAATTTGGGAAATGTTTTGAGAAGTATGTTCCAGAAGAGATAAAGCAACTGCCACCAGAGTATATAAGGATGTTTTTAGATGCTTACAATTTGGGAGATGGAAGTATAAGAAATAATAATTGGAAAGGGGGAAACTTTAGTCCAGAGAGGTCTTACTTTACAACCTCTAAAAGAATGGCAGACGATTTGGGGGAATTATTAATCAAGGTTGGCAAGAGACCCTCTTACTTTTTAAGAAAAGATAAGGGTAAACAGGTTAAGCATAAAAATGGTATTTATACAGGGAATTGGGACTTGTGGATAATTAGGGAGTGCAATTCTCAATTTGCGAGTGTGTTTGAAAGAAAGGTTGTGGATTACAATGATTATGTTTATTGTGTTGAGTTAGAAAAGAACCATACTTTGTATGTCAGGAAAAACGGAAAGTGTGTTTGGAGTGGTAACTGCAGAAGCGATACCATATTGATTTGGAAAGAAGAGTCTAAAAAGAGAAAGGTATGGGAGAAAGAAGAATGGGAGGAGCATATGGAAGAAATAGAAGAAGAAAAGAGAAGAGAGAAAGAGAAAAAGAAAAGGGATAAAGAAGGCGATATGATGAAGGAGATATACGAAACCCAGATGAAGGGACTAGAAAGCGAAGGTTGGAAGAGGAGATAGTTGTGTTTAATAGGAAAAGTATGCTACTATGTAGTAGTAAAACCTGACGAGGGTAAACGGTTAAATTTAGTGCTGTTAAAATGGCAGACAAAAAAAAGAAGACTCCAGATGTAGATACTCCAGATACATCTAAAAAGGAGGAGAAGAAGGAGGAAACAACCTTTACTCAAGAGAAGGTAGATAAAATAGTATCTGACCGACTTGAGAGAGAACAAGAGAAATGGCAGTCAAAAATAAAAGAGGAAGTTGCAAAGGCTAGGAAAGAAGCCGAGGAACTTGCTAAACTGTCAAACGAGGAAAGGGAACAAGAGATAACAAAACAACACCGAAAGGAGTTGGAGGAGAAAGAAAGAGCTTTAGCTACTAGGGAGAATAGACTTGAGGCTATAGATATGTTTTCTGAAGCCAAAGTGCCTATTCATTTAGTTGACTATGTAGTTGATACTGACAAGAAAGTTACTGTTGAGAAAGCCGAGAGGTTTTTAGAGAGTTACCAAGAGTCAGTTCAAAACACAGTTACTGAAAAGTTAAAGGGTACTGCTCCGAAAGATGTTAATAAAAGTTCCGATTCTTCTAAATCTAAAGAGGTTGTTACAAAATTTTAGATTTAAGTTTAACAATATAAGGAAATGGCAAAACAAGATGCATTAAACATTTTCTTGTCTGACGGAGTAACAGAAACAAAGTTAAGGGAAACCTATGCTGAAGTCATTGATATGCTTCAAAAAGAAGCAATCTCCACTAGAATAAAAAACCAAGACCTTTCTGGAGACCCAGAAGCAGGTTCTGTTGAAGTTAGTAGGTTAATGACCTCTTCTTCAGAGGACTATGGTACTGCAAGAGCAGCGGGTAAGGGAGATGCTGTCAAAGACAATCTAGTAACAGTATTACTAAACACAGACAAAGAAATTGTAGAAGAAATAGAGAGAAAAGACTACCTATTATCACCTATTGGGGACATAATTGGTAAAAGAGCAAGAAATCATATGAAAACTCTTATTAGAGAATTAGATACAGCTTTCTTTGCAGAAGCAGTAGCCGAAGGTTCAGAGGTAACTTTAACTGGTACTGATATAGAAGACCAGATAGAGGAATTGATACTTGAAGTTGAAACTACATCCAACGATAATGTAGATGGAGTAGATAGAGATATGATAGTATTATCCTTGAAACCAGAGAAATTTGCAGATTTAAGGAAGCATGTTGACACTTTACCAAACCCATACGAGGGTGGAGTAAACGCCAACTACTTCCACGGAGTAAGAGTATTTTCTAACCACAGACAGACAGTTGACGCTATTTGTATGGTAGAGGGAGCAATCGCTCAACCAGTAATAGCACAACCTTATGCTATGGACAGAATACCTCTTTCAACTGCATTGGCAGTAGAATTGTTCTATAGTTATGGAACAGAGGCAGTCATGCCAGACCTAATCCAATATGCTGATTTAGATAGTGCTAGTGCTTAATCACTAGATAACTAATTTTAGTATCAGTATGAAATGGATGACATAATCGGTAGGATAAAAGAATATGCTTTAGCGTTCAATTCTAATTTAGAGGAGGGCGACCTACTTGATTTGATTGTTGAGGAAATTGTGGATAGGGTTCTTATATATACTAACCGACAGCAGTTTGTAGTAGGCTATGAAGAAGATATAGTAGACATAACCGTTGAAGAGGATGAATATATATACCCTATTCCTCTAGTTTTAGAGAAACCGATAGCACGAGTTGTGGTACAGGTTTACAGGACTTTTGATGACAACCTTGAAGGTAAGGATGTAAAGTCAATAAAAGACCAAGGGCAATCAATAACATTTAGTGATGAAGTACAGAGTTATTTATCCGACAAGAGCGATACCGAGATATTTATGTCTATCAAGAGTATGTTAGATAAGTTTAGAGTACCAACTATAGTTGAAACTACCTAGTAACTTTAAGGACAATATAGCGAAGCACTTTTATGATAAGGAAATAACCCTTTACGCGACAGAAGATTCTGTTGATGAAGAAGGGTGGGCAGGAGTAAGTGAAACTGCCACTCAAGTTAAAGTGATGGGCAATGTTAATTTTAACAACCTAGACGCTATTAGAGAGGATTATGGAATAGACGAGCGAATAGATGTAACCATAACAGTCCATGAAGAGATAGGTTTGAATACAGTAGTGAAGTACGATGATGTTCTTTACAAAATAGTAAAAGCAATTCCAAGTGATAGCCATAATTTGTTAGTAGGAACAAAATGGTCATAGACATAATAAACTTGGATAAAGCAATAAGGAAGTTTGAGAACGCAGAGAATGTAGACTTTCTACCTTATGTACAAAAGGCGACTCAATTAGTTCAAAGGACTGCGAAAACTTTAGCACCTGTAAGTATAGGACAAGGCCCACAAGCCAGACCAGAAACAAGAGCTAGAGGAATGAGGGCTAAAAGAGGTTCAGGAGGACACTTGAGGCGAAACATAAACAGAAAAACAGAACGAGTTGGAAAGTCAGGAGTCATAGGTAAGGTATACAATCCTGTTGAATACGCTCCCTATCAGGAGTTTGGAACTTCCAAGATGCGACCACAACCTTTTTTATATCCTGCAATGCGTATGCATGAAAAAGATATTTTAAAGGGAATGGAAGATACTTTAAGTAGCCATTTAAGGAGGATAGTACGATGATGTACGAACCAAAAAAAGATATATATACAATTTTGAGTAGTCTTGATGATGTAACAGTCTACCAGACCAGACCAGAGGTATTAAAATCTTTTCCTTGTATTACTTTCAGTATAGGCTCTAACATACCAGAGTATGAGTTGGAGAAGGATATTGCTTATCAGAACATAGATGTAGTGATAGATATATATGCAAAAACCAGTAAGGAGACAGGTTCGTTGTTAGCCAGCCTTCAGGAGGAAATGATAGATAACGACTATCGGTTAGTCTTCTGTATGGACATTCCAGAGGAAGATGTTAGCCATATAACAACACGATTTAATTTAATAGCCTAATACAATGAGTGCAGAAAAAAGTATAGGAACAACTCTTGTAAAAACCAAATCAGGCAGTGAAGCTACAGACACAACTATAGCCGATTTAACCAGTATTGGTAGAATTGGAATAGAAAGTGACGAAATAGATGTAACTACACTAGACAGTTTGGATGGATACAAAGAGTACATTGCAGGGTTCAAAGATGCAGGAGAGGTTAGTCTTTCAGGTATCATTAAATCCGAAACTGCTACAGTAGCAATGATAGCATTGGCAGATAGCCAAGCAGAAGAAGAGTGGACTATAACAAGTCCAGACGGTAGCACATGGGAATTTGACGGATTTGTCAAAATGTTTGAAGAGGGAGAGGCAACTGTTGATGGAGTAAGGAACTTTAACGGTTCCATACGAATAACTGGTAAACCAGTTTACACAGGTGCAGGGACGAGTGCATAAGAATCAGGGTGGCTTAAACACCCACCCAGTTCTTTTTAGTTAAAATAATTAATAATAAAAATGGAGTTAAAATATACTTCTAAACAGATAGCAGAAATAGAAGAGAGTTCAGGTAAAAGTTTAGCAGAAGGTTTGCAGGACTTTACCATGAAAAATCTAGTGTTATTTGTAAGTAAGGGTTTAGGAATAAGTGAAGATGAAGCATACGGAGAAATAGATAAGTATGCAAAAGAAAAGGATACAATGGAATTGTATTTACATATTTCAGAGAAACTACAAGAGGGTGGGTTCTTATCAAAGAAAGCAGACTTTGGGAAGATAAGAAAAAAGATAGACCAAGAAGTTGAAAAGGAAATGAATAAAAAGTTAGGGTAAATGAAGACCTTTAAAGAACAATGGAAGAGTTTAGAAGTTGATGCTTTAACAATAGGGTTAGACCTAGAAACATTTTGGGAACTAACCCCTAGTGAATTTGAGAAGTATGCGAAGGCGTACCAGAAGAGAAGAGAAAACGAAATAAGGGACAGGGACTTTAATAATTACTTACTTGGGAAGTATATAGGAATGGCAGTAAATGACCCAAAGAAGTATCCTAAAAAACCTCTGCTTTTTGAAGAAGAGGAGAAAGGTAAGGTAATGACCGATGATGAAATGAAAGAGGTGATGCGTGCCAATACTTTAGTCATGGGAGGAGAAGAAAAATGACACCGATGCAAATAGAACAATTAGAGGTAGTAATATCTGCTAACGCCGACCAATTTAGGAAAGAGTTGGGTGCGGTGAAGGGGGAGTTAGGGAAATTGAAAGGTGCAAGTGATAAGGCTTCTGCAGGTATAGGAAAAGGTGGAATTGCAGGTTCAATGTTTGTAGCAAATATAGCCTCAAGGGCTTTTACTTCTGCTATTAGGGGGGTTACAAGAACTGTTGGTGGAATGGTGAGGGATGTAGTTACAGGTGGTAGTGCATTATCCAGAATGTCTATTGCTACTGATACTGTAACCAAGAATATGGGTATTGCTTCAGAAGAGGTTGATGTGTTAAGAGATAGTCTTGCAGATGCTAATACTTATGGGGTTGCAGCCGAACAGGTTATTAGGTCTTTAGCCTTATC